GCACTACCGCCACCGCCGCAGGCGACACCGGCGGCAACGCGGTGGATACCACGCTGATGACCAGTTCGTTTATTGACCTGCTGCGCAATCGCACCGTGGCCATGCAGCTGGGTACCAGCATGGCAGGCTTGGTGGGCAACTTTGATATTCCTAAGCAGACTGCTGCCGCCAGTGGCTACTGGATCGGGGAAGACGATGATGCCCCCGAAGACGGTCTTGAGCTTGGCCAGATCGGCCTGCGCCCTAAGACTGTGGCTGCGCTCTCCGAGATCACGCGCCGCATGCTGATGCAATCCAGCATGGATGTAGAAGCGCTTGTTCGCTCGGACCTTGCAACTGCACTGGCGCTAACCATCGACAAAGCCTTCTTCTACGGCACTGGTTCGGACAGCCAGCCGCTTGGCATCACCAACACATCCGGCATCAACGCGGTCAACTTCGCCACCGCCGGCAAGCCTACATACGCCGAAGCGGTAAAAATGGAAAGCGAGATCGCCGCCGATAACGCGGACGTCAACAGCATGGCCTACGTCATGGCGTCAGCAATGCGCGGACATTTTAAGACGACTGAGAAGTTCAGCGGATCGAATGGCCAGCCGATCTGGGAGCCGGGCAATACGGTGAATGGCTATGGTACTGAAGTCACTAATCAGATGGCTGGCACCGACCTAGTGTTTGGTAATTTCGCTGATGCCCTGATCGGAATGTGGGGTGGGCTCGAGCTGACAACCGACCCCTACACCCACAGCGCCAAAGGGCGCTTGCGCATCGTCGCTATGCAAGATGTCGACATGGTGCTGCGCCGCGTCGAATCCTTCTGCCTGGGCCGTAATACTGGCGTCTGATCGGCAATGACTGACTTACGGCCCTGCACCTGCGGGGCCGTATCTAAATGAGGGTCACCCCATGAGTAAGAAAAGTATCGACCTCAAGTGCACCAGCGCTTTTATGGCAAGTGGCAAAATGATCACGCCGGGGGAGGTCGTCAAGGGCGTGCCTGCCTCTGACGCAAAATCACTGATTCGTCGCGGCAAGGCTAAGCCCCTCAAAAGTGAGGCGGTCGAGGAGGGCGCAGACACTGAAGCCCCTGCTCTCGAAGACCTGGCAGTCGACGAGCTTAAGGTCACTGCTGAGGAGTACGGCATCGAGGGCGTCGCCAAGATGAGGAAGGCTGACCTGATCGCTGCCATTCATGCTGCCGAAACCGAGACTAAGTAATGCCTGCGCCGGACTGGGAAGACCTCGATGATTTTCTTGATGAGGCCGAGTTTGCCACGCCGGTCATCGTTTCTCGAGCGGACGGCGTCACGCTCAACCTGTCCGGCATTTACGAAGACCAGTATCTCGATGCCCAGCTGGGTGAGTACCTAATGGACTCAACCCGCCCCCGCGTCTGGTGCAAGCAGTCTGACGCACCTGGCGTCCAGCGCGGCGATACGTGCACCGTCGATGGTGTTATCTATGATGTGATGGGCCAGCCCCAGGGGGACGGTACGGGCATGGCGATGCTGGATCTCGCGGTGAGAAATAATGCTGGATTTTGACATTGAGGCCGACGATCTGGAGCGAGTCTCCAAAGAGCTCGGCGCCACAACCAAAGAAATCAGGATCTCTTACAACCGGGCGCTAACGCGAACTGCCGCGACGCTGCGCAAGCTGTCCAGCAAAGGCCTGCAGTCTCATTTAGGGTTGGCCCGCGCCGCTGCTATTCGTCGCCGCATGAAGACCCTGCGCATAAAGGGTCAAGGTGGAATGAATCAAGTGCGGCTCTGGTATGGATTGAATGACCTGCCTGTCTCTGAATTCAAGGGCCGCATTACTGCCGGCAGCACGGGCGGCGCTAGCTACTCAGGGCCCGCAGGCGGCGAGCGCTTTCCAGGCGGGTGGGCAGGCAACAGCCGCTATGCCCGAAAACGAACAATCATGGAGCGCGTGGGCGGTTCTCGATTACCCATACGCGAGGCGAAGATGCCGGTAAAAGACCGCGCCGATGTGTTTGTCGAAGATGAGGTCTTCTGGAAGCTCACTGATATTTTTTGGCGCCACTTCCGCACCGACCTCGAACGTCGCGTGAACTACCTGAGGGCCAGCGCATGAATGCGGACACTGAGGTCTCGCTCGATGCCCTGCACGAAGCAATTCTAGCTAGCATCAGCGCAGAGTTTCCACACCTGAATACTGTCGCCGACTACCCGGACGATAGGCAGCGTATCAATGCGCCCGCCGCGCTCATAGAGCTTACCGAGATGACCGCCGTGCCGGAAGATGACCCAGGCACTGGGCAGCTGGCGCTAGAGATGCAGTTCGAGCTGCGCTATATCGTCGGGTTTCGTGGTGCTAACCAAGGGCGCGTCATTCGCAGCAACGCCGCAGCGCTGGCGCATTTTATCCAGCACAACCAGTGGGGGCTGCCGATAGAGCCCGCACGCGTCATGGTGTGCGAACCCGACGCGTTTTCGCCTGAGCTGGATCAATACCATGTCTGGCGCATCGAGTGGGCGCAAATTGCCCACATCGGTGCCAACGAGTGGATTGATAATGGCGAGCCGCCTAGCGAAGTATGGGTGGGCATAGCGCCACTGATTGGCCCCGAGCATGAAGAGTTTTACAAACGCCAGGATGGTGACCGGGAGGTCAGCGAGTGAATCAAGCCCGGCGACTACAAGATCTGGAGCGAAGGCTCAATAATCAGGCGATGATCGGCACCATTCTTGAGGTGGATCACTCGACCCGAAAGCTGCGTGTCCAGATCGGCGAGATCCGGACGGCCTGGCTGAGCTGGCCGGCAGAGATGGGCCGCAACTTCCGTCGCTGGCGCCCGCTTCGCGCCGGTCAGCAAGTGGTGCTCGCCAGCCCCTCCGGAGATCCCGCCCAAGCAGTCATCACTGGCATGCTCTACAGCAGCGTGCTCCCGGCCCCTTCCGACAATCCTGACCTTGATATTACTGAGTTTGAGGACGGCACGCGCTTTCAGTACGACAGCGCAAGCCACGTTATCAAGATCTATTGCGTTGGCGGCATCGTTGTCGAAAACGCCAATAGCATCACGATCGAGACAGGCTCAACGCTTGATATAACAGCAGGTGGTGCCGCCACACTAAAGGCGCCCAGCGTCACAGTGGATAGCCCGCAGAGCACCTTTACCGGCAAGGTTACTATCCAAGGCCTGTTGACCTACCAAGGCGGCATGGCTGGCTCTGGCGGCAGTGGTGCTGCTGCCAGCATCCAGGGAGGTGTCAGCGTCACAAGTGGCGATGTTGTGGCGGACGGGGTCAGTCTCAAAACCCACACGCACCCAGGTGATTCAAGCGGAACTACCGGCCCGCCGAACTAAGAACCACCGCCAGCGGAGCGGGCTTCGACGCTGGCGCATCCTTCCTAGCATGAACGGTATCAATGCGCAGACCGGGCGCGCTATTTCCGGCATCGACCACCTGCGGCAATCGCTCCGCGACATCCTGACAACGCCGATAGGCACTCGGGTAATGCGGCGTGACTATGGCTCGCGCCTCTATCAGCTAGTCGATGCGCCCATGAATAACGCCACGTTAATCGACCTCTATGCGGCCACCGCAGAAGCTGTTGCGCGCTGGGAACCACGCTTCAAGCTCACTCGCGTTCGTGCGGTCAGCGCCACGCCTGGTCATGTCGTGCTGGATCTGCAGGGTGAATACCTGCCGACCGGGCAATCCATTAATCTCGACGGCATCAAGGTGAGCTAATGGCCACGCCAATCGATCTATCCCAGCTGCCAGCCCCTACGATCATCGAGCCACTCGACTTCGAAGAAATCTTCGAGGCCCGCAAGGCGCGCTTGCTTGAGCTCACGCCCGCCGCTGATCGTGCCGAGCTAGCAGAAACCCTGCAGCTCGAAAGCGAGCCGCTGGTAATACTGCTGCAGGAATCCGCCTACCGAGAACTGGTGCTGAGGCAGCGCATCAACGACGCCGCAAAGGGCGTCATGATCGCGACCGCCCAAGGCGCCGATCTGCAGGCGCTCGCCGCCCTGCTGAATGTTGAAAAGCTGCCCGATGAAACCGATGCCGAGCTACGCCGCCGCACCGTAATGGCGTTAGAAGGGCACCCAACGGCAGGCTCCGTGGGTGCCTATGAGTTTCACGCGCTCAGCGCCCATCCAGATGTAAAAGACGTTAGCGTCACTAGCCCAGCCCCAGGTCGGGTACGGCTGGTGGTGCTGTCAAAATCCGGCAATGGCGAGCCCGGCGCCGAAGTAATCAATGCTGTGCGCGCTGCCGTTAATGGCGAGCGGGTGCGCCCGCTGACCGACACGGTCGAAGTCCGTGGCGCCCAAGTTGATGAGTACGCATTGCGCGGCACGCTGTACATAGAGCCCGGCCCCTCGGCGCAGGCCGTGAAGCGAGCCGCTCAGGATGCCGCCGCCGCCTACGCCGAATCTCGCCACCGCCTGGGCGCCTATGTTGCTCTGTCCGGGTTCTCCGCCGCGCTGCATCAATCGGGCGTCCGCCGCATCAGCCTGGAATCACCCGCCCAAGATCTCGAAATTTCCGCCGATGCCGCCGCCTACATGACCGATATGGTTCTGAATGTCGGGGTGGTCACGTGAGCCTGTTACCGGCCAGCACCTCGCCGCTTGAGCGTAACGTCGCCCAGGCGCTGGGTAGCATCAGTGATCTACCCACGCCACTGCGCACGCTCTGGGATCCCCAGGCCATCCCGGCGGATCTGCTGCCATATCTCGCCTGGGCGCTATCGGTAGAGGAAGAGTGGGAGTTCGCCACCACCGAGCAAGAGCAACGCGATTTGGTCGAAAGCAGCGTAGCGTTGCATAGCTATAAGGGCACTCCCTACGCCGTTCGCCAAGGCCTGCGCTCCGCTGGGTTTCGCCAAGCCGAGATCCACGAAGGCCAAGCGGTGCTACGTCACGACGGCAGCTTTCAGCGCAACGGTATTGAGGACTACAACGCAGGGCGCCGTTGGGCGCTGTTCTCGATCACCCTCGATCTAGGCAACAGCAAAGGGTTTAGTGGCGACATCGCCGCCCGTGCGCGCCGCGCAATCGACACATGGAAGAACGCTCGTTCGCACCTCTACCGCATCGATCTAAGGGTGACGCTCAGTACCGAGCGCGACGGCATGGCAGAAGACACCGCCCAGCTCCATGTCGCGCTCCACGCCAAAAGCTACCGCACCGGTATTCGCGACGGCACCCACCGCCGTGCAGTGCCCACTCGCTACCTGCATGACGGTGCCCGCACTTACGCCGCTCGCATGCCGCGCGCGGGAAAGACTACCTGGGAAGGCTTAGCGTTCGGCGCGCCGCGCACCCGCCGCCACCTGGGTATTCACTTCGCCCTCGAAAGCCGCCGTGACCCCGGCCTGCCGCGCGATGGCTCAATCCGTTTTGACGCCCGATTCGCCCGCGATTACCGGGGCGCAATAGACCCCACACCGCCCATGCACCGCATCACCCTGGAAGATGCCCGCGCACCCAGTGCACCGCTGCCCGGCTTCCTGATTAACCCAGACCCTGACGCCTGGGCCGAAAGCCGCCCGCTGGATGGCCCGCTATACGGTATGGCCGTGCGACAGCACCCCCGCGACGGCACGGTGCTGCGCAACGGTGCTCGCATCTTCGGGCCTGACGAAATGACCTACTACACCCAGCAGGGCCAGACCGTGTTCCAGACCGTGTGGGATTACGACCAGACCCAATGGGATTACGACACAACAGAGTGGGATGAATAATGGCCAGCAATATCGACACCAGCATTCCGCGTCCCGGCAACGCCGACACCCGCCGATTGCGGCAACAGTTCGAAGTCATCAAGCGCGAAATCGAATCGCTACAAGCGGGCATCGCCGAGGTCGAGAAATCCCTGGCGGCCGGTCTTGAGCCATCCGACGACGCCGTCATGAAAGCCCAGCTGGCAGCGATTGCGTTTTCGGGCTCGTACTATCACCTGAGCCACCGGCCTGTTATCCCGCAAGACGCCGAAGATATTGGCGCGCTACCGCTCTCGGGCGGCACGCTGACGGGCGAATTGCTGCTCGATGGCGATGGCCGCACAGGATTGAACCCGGTCACGCTGCAACAGCTAAACAACCGCCTCGCCGAGCTGCGCAACGCCCTGGCGATGGTCGCTCGCACCGGCGAATATAGCGACCTGCTAGGGCTGCCGGAACTCGGCACCGCCGCCGCAACCAATGCCAGTCAGTACGCCACCGCTGCCCAGGGTGCCAAGGCCGATACCGCCACCCAGCCCGGTGAGCTGGCCCTGGTCGCCACCACGCTGGTAGCGGGCCTAATGGCTGCCGCTGACAAGGCCAAGCTCAACGGCATTGAAGCCAACGCCACCGCCGACCAGACCGCCGCCGAAATACTCGCCGCGCTGCTCACGGTCGCCGGTGCGGGTTCGGGGCTCGATGCCGACAAGCTCGATGGCAAGCAGCTCGCCGCCCTGGAAAGCGAGTACCGGGCCTATACCGACACCGCTGTTTCTGCCCTAGTCGATGCATCGCCGGAAACCCTGGACACGCTCAACGAGCTCGCCGCAGCGCTGGGCAATGACCCTGATTTTGCCACCACCGTTAGCAACCAGATCGGCACCAAGCTAAACGCCAGCGCTTATACCGCCGCCGATGTCATCGCCAAGCTGCTCACGGTTCATGGTGCGGGTTCGGGTCTCGATGCCGACAAGCTCGACGGCCAGCACGCCGCCGCTTTCGCCACCGCCGCCCAGGGCGCCAAGGCCGATACCGCTACTCAGCCCGGCGAGCTATCGCTGGTCGCCACCTCCGGTGCCTACGCGGATCTCAGCGGCACCCCCGGCAACGCCACCACGCTGGTTGCGGGCCTAATGGCTGCCGCTGACAAGGCCAAGCTCAACGGCATTGAAGTCAACGCCACTGCCGACCAGACCGCCGCCGAAATCCTGCAGTTGCTGCTCACGGTAGCCGGTGCCGGTTCGGGTCTCGATGCCGATAAACTCGACGGCAAGCACGCCACGGCCTTCGCCCTGGTCGGTCACGCCCACGACTACCTGCCATCCAGTGGCAAGGCGGTGGACGCCGACAAACTGGATGGCCGCGATGCTAGTCAGTTCCAGTGGGCCAAGGTGACCGATGACAATGGCCGAGGAAAGCACCCCGGCACTGACTGGAATGAGCCTTCGTCGGCAGGCTTTTACGACGGCTCGAATCTTGATAACGCCACGCCATTCAAGACGAATACCTGGCAGTACGTCATCCAGGCATCACACCGCTATGGTGACCGCTATCAATTCCAGCTCGCTGCTGATTTTAATTCAGGTGGAAACCTGAGCGCCCGAGTAAAGAGGGCGGGCAATTGGGATGATTGGTACAAGATATGGACAGATAAGGATTTTGACCCGAGCGACTTCGCCACCACCGCCGGGGTTTCCTCCGTCCTCCCGCCGGTCAACGCATCACCCGGCGCAGGCTCAACGATCAACGACTTCAACGCCGTGGATCTCGACGCCTCCGCCTTCGCCACGGTCGGCACGGCTGACCAGCACGCCGCCGCCCAGTGGCAGATTTCCACCACCCCAGATTTTTCCGACATCGTCTACGACTCCGGCGAGGTAACACCATGATTCTCGACGCCTACTACGGCGCACTGCGTGAGCTATTGGCCACCGGCAACCCCGACAAGGTCGCCACCAAGATTGGTTTCGGCACCGGCACCGAGCCCGAACGCAAGAGCGATACCGCCCTGACCGACCCGTTTATTAAAGAGCTATCCGGTTACGAGCTGGATGCCGACGACCCGCGCTTGTTGCGCGTCAGCTACCGGCTATTACGCGGCGAAGCCAACGGCAAGCACATCACCGAAATCGGCCTGTATACCGCTGATGAAACGCTGATTGTCCGCAAGATGCGCAGCGCAATTGAAAAGACCCCAGACATGGAGTTCGGCGACACCTGGGAAATCCTGATTTAACGGAGAAACGACATGGCACAGCTGCCCGACTACGAAAACCCGCAATACCCAGACGTTTATGAGCTCGCCGAAGACGATCCCGTCGCGGGCGGCCCGGACGGCGTCGATAACCTCCCGCACAAGCAGTTAAAGGAGCGTACCGACTACCTCAAGCAAGAGATTGAAGGCACCCAGCAAAACGTAAGCAGCGTCTCCGGGCGCGTGCTGTCGCTGGAAGCCAGCTCCGCCGGGTCGGTGGGGCGCGCCGTGCCGCTCAGCTGGGAATACAGCGACCGCGGCTTCGACTTCGAGCTATTCTCCGCCGGGTTCACCTGGCGCGACATGGAGCCGATCACCGTGGTGCAAACCGTTGCCGGTGACGAAAGTGTCGACGTGGAAAGCACCGATAATCTTGAAGTCGGCGGCACCTACGTGATTTACACCAGCACCGGGCGCGCCCATACCGTGCGCGTCGATGCCATCCTCTCGCCGGTGCGTTTCCGTGCCGCCCAGGAGCTAACCGCATCGCTGGCCGGGGCTAAGATGGCCCGCACCTCCTGGAAGGTAGAGGCAGGCTATGCCACCGCTGCCGACGGCGCCCTGTTCTACACCCGGCCCGTTACCGCGCTGCGCTTCTATGAAGACGGCCGCGTGATCATCCGCCGGGGCGACGGCGACGGCGCGCTCAGCCTGCAGTACCGCAACGCGGGCAGCATCGGCGAGTGGAGCCCGGCCATTTTGGAGCGCACCCTATCCCGCGAATCAGGCACCCGCGATGAAGAGTGGCGCATCATCGGCGGTAGCGATCTTGAATTGCGCGTTGCCGCCGCCCATGGCGAATCCGGCGAAGACATCACCGTTTATCACTTGGTCGCATTCCCCGGCGAGCAAGCCGGTCGCGCCTTTGAGGTCGCCCAGCCCGAACACGTCGCCCCGGAAGACGGCGCCGCCGGATTGACCGACACGCTGACACTGCAAGCCACCCCTTACAAAAGCCTCTACGGAATCGCCCAGGCCGATGCTGAGTTCCGTATCGGTACTGAACTTGAAATGTCCAACATCGTCTACGTCGCCCTGGCGGGCAGCCCTGCTGATTCTCATCAGGTCGCGCCGGGCAATCTCGACATCGACAGCGTCTATTTCTGGCAAGCCCGCTATCAGGATGAAGACGGCACCTGGTCGCCCTGGTCGGTGGCCACCGCCTTTTCCACCGGCACGGTATTCCAGTACGTCCGCCAACCGCTCAACACCTCCCCGGCGGAAGGCTCCGGCAGCGCGTCCGTGGTGCCCAGCCTGCAGGCGGGGTCGTTTACCGTCATTGGCGGCGAGGATGCTCACGCTGCCAGCCAATGGCAGGTGGCCACCGACAGCAATTTCAGCAACATCATTCACGACTCGGGGGAAACCGTGACCGACCTCACATCGCACCGCGTGCCATCTGACACCCTGCAAGACCAGCAGACGTACTACTTCCGCGTGCGCTACAAGGGCGAAACGCTCGGCTTCTCGCCGTACTCCAAAGGCACGGCGTTTACCACCCAAGCAGTGCCCAGCGCGCCGGTTATCACCGCCCCCGAAGACGGCGCGAGCGAAGTCAGCGGAACCCCGCTGCTGAAAACGTCCAGCTTCTTTATTCCCGGCGGTGGCGACAGCCATTCACGCTCGCAATATCAGCTGGCCACCGATGCCGCGTTTAGCAACATCGCTTACGACTCCGGCACCGTCACCGACCTGACCCAGCACACGGTGCCCACTGGAAGCGCGCTATCCCCGGACACCGCCTATTACGTCCGCGCCCGCCATCAAGGTGTGGCCACCGGCTTCGGCAGCTGGTCGAATCCGGTTTCGTTCACCACGTTTACCCAGTACGTGAACACGCCCAGCATCCAAAGCCCGAGCGCGGGTGAAACCGACGTACCCGAATCGCCGGTCATTACGTCAACGGCGTTCTCCGCCACGCCGTCGGGGGCCGACAGCCACGCTGCATCCAGCTGGCAGCTGCGCAATAGCGGCGGCACCGTTATCTGGTCATCGCTCAATGACACCGGCAACAAAACCAGCATCGCCATTCCCGCCGGCGAACTGAGCGTATCGAGCACCTACAGCGTTCAGGTTCGCCACCACGGTGCCAGCCTGCCCGACAGCCCCTGGTCAGCGCCGGTCTCATTCACCACCAGCGATACCTTCATTCCGGAAAACGGCGCCGCCGGTACCGCCTTCGGCGGCGGCTACTTTACAAGCCGCATGGTCGATGAAGTCGGCGCACCCTATGCCCTGGTGACGGCGCCGAAAGCCGAAGGCGAAGCCTCCGGCACGATGTCCTGGCAGCAAGCAAAAGACTGGTGCGAAGGATTAACGGTTGGTGGCCACAGCGACTGGCAACTGGCCACCCTGGATGAACGCATTGCTGAATATCGCGCACTCAAGCCGACCACTCAGGACAACAGCACAAGCTATGGCGATAGCACGTTGATCGACCCGCCCACCAGCAACTACACAGCGGGAAGTCCCAGCCAGACGGCTATCGACGCATTCAGGGATGGCGGCTCGGAGGCATTCATCGCGAACAGCTACTGGTCGGCCACGGAGTCGAGCAGCAGCTACGCGTACCGTGTGTACTTCAACCTTGGCGTCGAGGTCAGCAACGCCAATACGAACAACTTCTACGTTCGCGCTGTCCGGAGAGTTTACTTTTAAACTTTTCACTTCTTGGTGGGGCGGCGGAGCCGCCACGCCTGGGGGTTAGCTTTTTAATCATCAACCGCGCCAAAGTGGTCAATAGAAGGAAAACAGCATGAAAGCCATCGTATTCGTAAAAGTCGACGCCAAAGACGGCATCCCCGCGACCCAGCACCCTAATCGCCACGGCCCCGCCGACCCGCTGCCCGGTATCACCATCACGCACTGGGAAAGCGGCAACCCCCCGCGCTATTACGGCACCGTTGAAGAGGGTGCCGCCACCAGCGTACCCGGCGTACTGCAGGAGATCCCGCCAGACGAATGGGAAAACCTGACCCAGCAACGCCGCGCCAAAGCCCGCGCCGCCATCGACACCGCCGCCGGTGCCGCCCGCACTCGATTTGTGTCAGCGGGCTATCTGATCGAAGAAGAGTACCGCCAGGCACTCGCCGCCGTGACAGAGTGGCGAGCCAACGGCAGCCCGCTCGACAGCGTCCCGCAAGAGATTCAATCCGGCGCCGACTACGGCGACCTAGACGCCGAATCCGCCGCCGTGGAAATCGAACAAAACGCCGCCGCCTTGGAAGGCGTACTAAATGAAATCCGCTCGCTACGCCTCAACGGCAAGCGCGCAGTAAACGACGCCACCGCCCTGGAATTGCGCAACGTCGAGCGCGAATACATCGGCCTACTGGAATCGCTGAGCCCGCCCGAAGTCGCCGTGGAATAAATAGCCCATAACCCAGCCCGCCACCGCGCGGGCTTTTTCGTAAGCACTCTCAGTCACCCTCGGGCGTTGTAGCCCTACCATCCACAACCCCCAGAGCTAGAGCCTACGCCCTGCGCGCGCAAGCGTGGAACTACATAGGAACCACTGCCAGCGGAGGCGTTCTCGCGCGCGCGTCATGCTGTGCCTACCGCCAACAACCCAACCTGATCAGGCGAGAGGCAAACGCAAATGGCAAAGTTCCTGCACGGGGTCGAG